TCTATAAGTAGATTTTTTTAACTCATCGATCTGCTCAACTTCTTCTTTTACCATACCAAGACGGCGCTTTTCACCTTCCATGTATGCATGAAGACTTTCGAATTCGCTAAATGCTTTCGCCACTTTAACCTGGTACCACTCTTCAATCTCACCACCCATCTTGATGTAATCAACAATTTCTTGTGATGCATACTTGATGAAATGTAATTGTGACTCAATCATCTCCAGTTTTTCTGTAGTATCATTGTGTTCTTCATTAACGGATTTCCAACCACCACCCATCTCTTTATACTTCTTTGCTGCCCAACCGTTTGCATATGCAGATGGATAAACATCAAACTTTGCTTTTGCTTGTGCTTTCGCTCTGGCCCATTTTTCTGGACTGGTTGGTACATTTTTTTCGTCTAGTTGTTCCATGTTCTCACTCAACTTTCCTTTCCCATAGTTGGAAACGTTAATTGGTTTACCTTTTCTTTCTGGATCTGAATCGTGTCTGCGTTTTGCTTTTACTGCGGCTGCTCTTTCTTTTTTAGTAAGAGATGCACGTTTAGCATTACTCATGCACTTTGGCTTTGCTTCACCAGGTTCTCTTGCACAAGGACCGATTGCTTCGCCTTTAGAGTTGATTCGCTTCCAACCACCCTCTGGATGGTTGGGATTGAACCAATTACGCAAATCTTCAAAAAGTTTGCTCACTCTTTGTCACCCTTTGCCATTTTGGTAGCGGTTGCATACATTACTTCTTTTGCGCGTTCACCATAACGCTGTTTAAAACCAGATAGTTTCTTTTTCATACCCTTAACATAATCTTCTTTCTTCTCCATTTCCGACTTTGATAGTGTGCGCTCATCTAATTCAACTTCTTCTGGCAATTTGCTAACAGGACCGTGTTTTCCTTTTGCTTGCTGAATAGCAGTTTTTAAATTTTTCTGAGCATTTTTAGAAAGCAATGGCTTACCTGATGTGGATAATTTAGTTTTTTCTCTATTTTTCAAAGGATCTTCATAATCACGGTGTTTTTGAACTGGTACTTTTTTCTCATCACCGTATTGATTTTCTGTATCATAAGTTCCACCTAAAGGTCCCACTTCACCAGATTTATGTTTAAAACCAGCTGGATGTCCACTAGCACGATATCCTTGACGCCATTTTGCTGCTTCATCAAGTTCAGCTTCTTCTTTTGTCAAACGATCAACTGCTTTTGCCATACCTTCACGGCGCTTCCACGATTTATTGAAGACTTTATCTGCTTTTGCAGACAACTCTCTTACTGCTTGAGTAGTGCCACCATGCTCTTTTCTTTTTGCTTCTGCATCGTTTGAAAACTGACGAACTATTGCACCTTTTGTTGCAACATCATGTGATGATTTCTTGATGTAATTGCCAAGAGTCTTTTTGCTGATCTCATCAAGTTGTTCTGTTTCTTCTTTCATACCAGTCTTAGGTTTTAGTTCTGCTGCTGCAATCTTAGCATGGTGATTAACGTAATCAGCAACACTATCATGAACTTTATGCACTTTTCTTAAATTTGGATTATCACGATCAATGGCGTCTATATGACCATGATAATGATCACTTTTCTCGGCAGCTCTATGCATATCAGCCCAATGTACATTTGCTTTTTTTGCTGCTGCATTGATGACTTTATCATGAATTTTTTCTGCATTTTCGCGTGTATTTTTAACACCTTTAATGACATGATGTTCATCATTTGGTGTTTGAATATGAAGGCCTTCTATTTCTTTTGCTTCATATAGATCATATTCTTCTTTCATATCACACTTAGAGCAAGTTTCATCTTTTGGATGTTTGCACTTATACTCTTCTTTAACTATTGCAGTACCATGCTTATCATCTTCTTTGACAGCCTTAACATCACCTTTAGCAACTTGTGCTTTTTCTGATTCTGGTGCTGTACCTGCTGCTTTACGCTCTTGGCGCTTTAGTTCTTTGGTGAATTGCTCATTGTCTGGTTCTTCTTGTAATGAAGCAAATGCTTTCAAACCATTTTCGTTATATGCTTCTAACATTTCTGTAAACGATTCACCAATCTTAACACCAGATTGCATACGTTCGTAATTCTTTCTGCTCATGCCATGTTTCCTTTTAAATTCTTCATCAGACATTAAATCTGATGAAGAGCCTAATTTTTGTTTTTTGTGTGACTTTTCTGCATCTTCATCATCATTTTGCTCTGCTGCTTTTCTTGTATAGACAGTACCAGTTGAAACTTTACGCTTGTCGAAGTTACCTGTACCTTTGGCTTTCTCACGTTCTTTGTGTGCGGCTTCCATTTCTGCCCAGCCTTCTTCTAGTTCTTCAACTTCTTCATTCTTTAGTTTACCCATCTGTTTCATTCTTTTGAGATAATCGATTCTGTCACGATAACCTGAAATACCTGGTTTGATATCATGTGCATCCATACGATCTTGAACGCCAGGATTATCAACGTGTTTAATTGTTGTTTTGGCTTGATGACTCATAGACTTTGTTGAAATGGCTTCATCAACTTGTTCTGTTTCTTCTTTTCGTAATTTTTCACCAGCTTTAACATATCCTGCTGCTCTATTTGCAACCTTTGATATGCTCTTTAAATCGTTATCTGCTGGTTTACTTCTACCAAAATTACCAAGACCCAAATGCTTATCAACATGGGCGCTTGCTTTTTGTTGATATGACTTTAATGTGTCTTTACTTAATTCATCAATCTGCTCAACATCTTCTTTACGCAAAGCACGGCGAGCCAAGTCTCTTGCTTTTGACATTGGGCCATGTTTAGCACCAGACTTGTCTGTGACAGTCTCTGGCTTTTCTTTGCCGCCTTCAAACGGTGCCTTCTTTTCACCACGAAGTATTTTGAAATCGTGAGCATCAATTTTATTATTCTTGTTGGCATCAATTTTATGTTGATTGCCCTTTAGTTCTTCTCTCATAACATCTGCTACTGCGTCAGCCACAGATTTCAAAGTCTTATCGTTAAAAATAGACATTTATTGTCTCCTTTGTTTTTGTTTATCTAGTAATTTCTTCCCAGTCCATTGATGCGTATATATCGGCACCATTTGTAGTTGCGGCTGCACAGAGAGTTAATTCATATGGTGTACCAGTTAAAGAATTTCTTTCCAATTGAAATTTGAACAATGCTTCTTTAAGAATATCTACTGGCGAAACACTTTGATTCGTCGCACCCGTAAAACCTGAAGCTAATATGCGGCCGCCTGTAATTGTGCCACCATCTATTTTATATTCAACGGAAGAATTAGCGCCAGCACTTACCCATGTTCCGCCAGATGTTGTTGCATTTGCTCGGACTTGCCAATTATAAAATACGTTGTTTGTAATTCCCAAAATTGATAGTGCTGTCATAATAGCAATAGCATCTAATCGATTTGGACTTGTTTTTAATCTCAAAGAAATGATTGGATAATAT